GCTGGATCCGGAGATAATCAAGCAATGCCTGTTCGACTGTGAATAGGTTCATCGCTTATGCTCCGCAGCTATACGTTTTACTATGGATTGCCAGTTCTGCGCAGCGAGTCTCATGAACCCTGTACGATGTTCTTGGATCTCAGCATATTCTGCAGTCCAACCAATATAGATCGTGTTACCATACTCAGTTCTATCGATTATACCATGAACTTGAGAACGACGATATGAGTATGTAGTACTCGGCAAAGGACGACTGCCTGGAATGGGACTAGGTACTCCTGATCGAGACGCACGAATACTGGCTCGTAAGTAACCAGTCTTGACGGGCATGTTACCGCCAGCGCCTCGAGGAAGCTGTGCCTGTTCAACTACTTCCTTCACTGCCTCGCGCCATACAGTTTCGGCGTTGGCTTTTGTTCTTGTCACAAAGCCTTTTACCGAACGCGTGAATGATCCAAACTCAGCCACTACTACCTCACGAATAATGTCCAAGCGGCTACGGGGCCTGCTTCAGGTATGCGATGATAATTCACAATACGATAATCGGTGGTTCCAATACGAATTAGAAAGTCACTGGTATTAATCTCGTAACCGATATCTCCACAGGTGATCTCTAGGTCGGTGGACAGTATAGCATCGTTATCGACATATTGTCTCTCTACCGCGAATGCCACCGCATCGATACTGATATAAGATGCCTCACTACTTGTGGCGAGCCAAGGTTTGCTGGCGTTAGCGGTATCGCCGAGGATCACTAACTTGATATCAGCCTGTTTGACTGAGGCCATCACGCCTCGGACAGTTGTCGCTAATCCTACATAGTCGATCATACCCGGTAACTTTCCCCGCTGATCTTGGTCGTGCCGCTGCTATAGACCAACAGACCTCCCAAGATGTCATCGATCACTGTGGATATCGGACGATTGTCATATGCCTCAGACTGATTGGCGTATTCAATCTCAATCGGACCGACCACGATTTTCTTCTGCAACTGACCAACGATGAGGTCAGGAGATAGAGAGCCTGGTACGGCAAGCTCACGCACTGCAGCTTCCTGCGTTGCCTGAATGACTTCACGAGGTACTGAAGTATACGGAATATAATAACCATCCGCATCATACGCATCGTGACGAGGCCACTCGAGCATTTGTTCTCGGCCATGAACGGGATAACCTGAGAACCCAGAACGATATCGTGAGTCAAGCCATGTGGTGGCACGACGAAGTGCCTGCTCTGACAGTTCGTCAGTAGAGTCGAATGCGAGACCTCGACTGGCGGCGTAAGTCTGGGTTGCAGCCACACTCGAATAACTCTCCGCAGTCGATAACCCCGTACCATCCTCAACGATCAGAGTCATGTCTAGGCCTTTCATCGATCAATCGATGTTGCAGAAGAGAGACAGCACCCATAAGAGAAGACATTTTATCAGTGCCAGTCCAGTCGGTATACAGACTACCATCGTGAAATACACCGGTGATAGCAATACTTTCCAGTTTGCCTGAGTTTACCAAAGCCGCAAATTTTTTCATAACGTCTACGGCTTCGGCATTACGTCTCTGTGGTCGAGTAACTAGTTTAATAGGTTCGCTCATGGCCTTTACTCCAAAAAGGCGCCGGCCTGAGGAGAGACTGGCCGACGCCCCTACTGAGCAACGGAAGAGGCGTCCAACCGTTACTCAGGTTTCTCGGCGTCAGCACCACGAAGAGCTTCGATGATATCAGCCTTTCTGCTGGCGTCACCAATGTCGATATCGTTGTCTGCTGCATATGCCTTCAGTTCGGCGACAGTCATCGTGTCGAAGTCGTCGGCTGCCTCTTCACCCTCATCCTCAAGCGCTGCCTGCTTCTCCTGAGCCTCAGCGAGAGCCTCCATCTCCTCGTCGGAGTGAGTCGCCTGCTGGCCCATGTCTTCACGACGCTTCACCTCTGTGGCGATGGCTGCTTTCGCTTCACCGACACTGAGGTCTTCCTTGCCGGTAAGTTGCTCGGCAAGCTCACGCTGCTCTTTTGCTTTCAACGAGCGCCATGCGTCGGGGATGAGGACTCCTCCGAGAACACCACCCGGAACATCGGGAAGGCCTTGCTCCTTACGGAGATCAGCAGCCGACTTGCGTCGGAATGCACCGCGGTTGTTCTCGAACTCAGTCATGTCCTTGTTCGGGAACCGAATGTCAGTCGGTGTCGGCTCAGAGAATGTACCGGAGGGGTTCTTACCACCAGGTGCTGGAATAGCCGAGGTCTGACCGGTCGTCTGACCAGCCTGTGCATCGATCGCCTTCTGGATTTTGCGATCTTCGATAGCGGATCTGGCTTTCTCCATCGATGCTGCCGATGGGGCGTCGTCTGCCGAATAGAGTTCGTGGGTGTCAGGATTGAAGTCACCCTCTTCGATGATCATGTGATCATTACCTTCGGCATCGGTATGCTTGATTTTAACGGTACCCATGATTAGGGCCTCCTGTTTGAGTTTGATAAAAAGCCCATCGCCGGAGCTCGAACTACAGCGACGGGAAGTGGACGGCGGCGGTCACACCGTCAGGGGATCAACCGAGGAGTTCGGCGATATGCTCCGGCTTGACGATGCCAACACCCCAAGCAAGGCCTACCTCGTAACGAACACGACGGTATTCCTTGTAGAGACGAACATCGAAACCGATGCTGCTAACCGGATCAACAACCAACTGGCTGTCCTCGGCCGAGTCGCCCACAGTAGGTACTGCCGGGGGACGAGCCGCGAGAACCATCGAGTTCGGCGTGAAGCCGATATTACTGGTGAAGTTGCCGCCGATGGTCAATGCAGTTGCCGATGCAGGGATCGCCTGCAACAGACCCGGCGCCTGGAGAACGATAGTGCCGGGTGCAGCAACGCCAGTCTTGACTACGTACTTGTTAGAGTCACCAGCGAACGTGATAACGTCACCAGCGAGGATAGTGCCCGAGCCAGTGATGACCGGAATAGATGTAGTGCCGATAGCGAAACCAGCCGCAGACGACGTGTAGCCTGTACCACCACCCTTCGTGTATGTGGCGACGCCGGCTGACCAGCCGAGATCAAAGCCCATGACTTCACGCACGACGCGATTGCGCAGGAATGCGTCAGTGCCGGACTCATTGACCTTGAACAGAACAGCCTGCTTACCCTCGAGGTTGAAGCGAGCGGCAGAGCCGACAACGAGCTTGCGTCCAGTCTGCGGTGCACCGTTTTCATCGAGGATCTTGTTGACGCCGGCGAAGTCAGTCAAATCACCTGCAGTACCGAACGGCGCATTGCCGGCAGTACCGTAAGCGCGAGATGCCGCATTCTTGGCTGCGACGCCAATGTCGACTTCGACCTGGTTGGCGAGCCAGCGGAATGCCTGAGCGAACTGATCGGCCAAGATCTTATTATACTGACCAGTCGGCCCGATAGCCAGCTGCTCTTCACCGTTCCAACGTACCGGTGAATATTTGGATTTAGTGATCGTCACCGGCATGGCGCCGATGGTCACATCACCGTCATCCGGTGGAGTTGCGGCGGGAGTGATGTTACCGCCAGTGGCTGGGGGGACCACAGGAACGTTGACTGTCTGACCGACAGCAGCGCCTTGCAGAGTGGCATCACGCTGAACGTTGGGGATGAACCCAATCAGTTCGCGTGACACCACGTCCAAACCGGCATAAATGGCCGGGAGAACGGCAGTGAGTGTATTGGCCATGAAAGGCTCCTATTGGTTTGATTGAACCGATTGGGCCTTCCTGCCCTATCGCCGCCGTCATCCGACTTTGGCAAATTAACCTTCGACTACCTCGAAGCCCTCCTTCATTTTGGCGGCACGAGACGTATGGTCGAGTTGGTTGAACTCGGAACGCGTGAGCTTCTTCTCGCCTTGGTTTCCACCGCTGCCGTTTCCGCTCTTCGCTCCACTTCCTCCGCCGGTGCCTTTAAGGAGGTTATCCTTGTATTGATATGCACCAACGATCTGCTCCAGACCTTCGTCGAAGTCAGCCGGCTCACCGGGTCTCGACTTGGAATATATCAAATTACCTGTGGCGTCGAATGCCTGAAGCTTGCCCTCGACGTCTTTGAAATGCTTGCCGAATACCGACTGCACAACCTCGGCAGGAACTGACATCTTGTCAGTGATGAACTTCGACGAACGAAACCGACTGCCGGTCTGTTCCTCGTAGAGCTTCCCTTTGAACTCGTCACGTTCCTTGACCACAGGAGCATATTCGTCATGCACAGCCTTGATAGCCGCCGCCTTGATCTCTTCAACCTTACCGGCCTCGATCAATTTGGCATCACCCAGGTTCTTCACCGTGTCGAGAGCCTTCTTAGCTTCGGTGACGTTGATGCCCTCGAACGTCTTGAGAGCGGCTTCAGCGTTTTCCTTAGCAACACGATGGTTCTTGGCTTCGGTATTGAGCTCCGTGATCTTCGTTGCAGCCGCTGGGACATCGTAGGGAATTTCCATATCGCCATCGATGAATATCGGCTTGCCGTCCTGGACCTCGGCGTATGTCTTGTCGCCTACGGTCACAGTCTTTAGTTTAAGTGCCATGTAGTCTCTCCTTTGAGGTTTCCACCTCGTTGAGCATCCGCTCACTCACCTGAAAACCGTCAGGCTCGGTTTGAAGAGGAGGAGCCGGGAGTCAGGCCGAACTCCCCCTCCCTCCAGTCCGCCGTAGCGGATTAGATAACGAAGAAGTCCGTATTGGTGATAGTCGTTCCCGGCGTCACATGTGCGAACACGACGGCGGCAGCCCCACTGGCGGAACCGTCGGCATCATAACTGATATTGCCCGAACCGCTGTCGTAGATGATGCGCTGAAGAGTATTCAATGCAACGTCGTTGGCCACGAACCTGAAGGCGGCGAGTGGACCACCCAGTAGGTTGAAGAACGCTGTCACGGAGTTGTCGAGCAAGAACGTGTCGAAGGTATGCGAGAAGTCGAACACGTCGTCCACGTTTCCGGCGTTCAACGGACCGTTGATCGTGACGGTATCGAAGCCCGAACCTGTGAAGATATCATCGTTGCCGCCGTTACCGTTGAGGCGATCGTTGCCGTCACCGCCGACCAGTGTGTCATTACCAGAACCACCGCCGAGAGTGTCGTTGCCAGTTCCACCGATGATCACGTCGTTGTCGATTCCGCCGTCTGCCGTATCGTTGCCGATACCCGCATCGATAAAGTCGGTGCCAATGCCGCCAGAGATCGAGTCATTGCCGAAGTCGCCGCGGATGATATCGTTACCCGCTTCACCCAGCAGAGTATCGTCGCCCAATCCACCACGCACAGCATCGTTGCCGATACCTGCGAAGATGCGGTCATTACCCGCATCACCGTAGAGAGCGTCGCTACCAGCGTCGCCGAAGATTATGTCGTTGCCGGTTCCACCATTGACGAAATCAGCCCCATTGCCACCGCGGATTACATCGTTGCCATCATCGCCCCAGAGGATGTCGTTGCCGTCGCCACCGTAGATCAGATCGCCGCCGCCACGTCCATTGATGATATCACGTTCTCCAAGTCCACTGATGAAGTCGGCGAAGTTGGTGCCGAATATGTAATTTGGAAGGTTGTTGCCGATGAAGACTGCCATTGGAATAACGCCTTTCCATTACATCAACACACCATGTGTTGATCTCTCCATAAACCCAAGCGGTAGACAGATTAGTCGCATAATTACATCAAAGCCGTCTTGATGTCAACTAGGGGGCTACTTATCCGTGCATATCAAGCGCACCGTCATATCATACGTGCGTAATCCTACGGTAGTGATCCGGTTTCGCAGCAAATATGTTGTTCCCCTAGTCCCAGCGGATAACCATACGGTTGTACCTGTGGCGCCGAAGCTGTTACTGTTGAGAACGAGACCCACACCTCCCGCAAGAGTCCACGTCGATGTGGAGATCGTGTCACTACCGAGAGTAGGCGACCAATTGATACTATAGTCTTTAACTTCATCGGGATCTTTGACAGCTTCCCACGCTTCGAAGGTCATGACCAATCTCCTTTAGACTGTGGCTGAGTCATCGGATCCCAACACCGTTCGGTTTTCCACGACAGACGATACGGATCTATTCTCAGTAACGGACTCTGCGGATCTATCCTCAACGACTGACGATACAATACGGATCTCAGCCACAGATGACAGTAGACGAATTTCAGCAACCGCTATGACTGTTCGATCATCAGGAGCCTGAGCATACGGCGGCCCAAGACCACTGAATATAGTATCGATGATTGTGGTGATGAACGAGCCGACATTCAGTCGCTTGCTGATTGCCTTAACGAACGATACCACAGATGAACCTGTGACGGCAATACCCTTGACGATACTCCTTAACTGAGTGACCGTAGACGTAGCAGTCACACTGATGGTTTTAAGGAATACACGCAGTGCACTCAGAGTCGTAGTCGATGTGGAAGACGCCGTCACACGCTTGGCAACTGACTTCAGCATCGACATGGTGGACGTCGCCGATACTGCGAACGCCTTAGTCATCGCACGTCTTAACGTAACCGTCGTAGTGGATGCGATGTTGATCGGCTTTAGAGCCGAGCGCAACATTGTGACTGCGCTAGTCGCCGATACTGTAACAGTCTTGAGAAATACCTTGAGCGCTGAGATCGTCGTAGTCGATGTCGATGACGAGTTTACACTTTTATTGACCAACCTCGACATCAACGTCGTCGTGGTCATTGCTATCGAGAAGGCTTTGATAGCACTCTTGATAACAGACACCGAAGACGTAGCGCTAACGGTAAGAGTCTTTAGGAATACTTTGATCGCACCAACGGTAGTCGTAGACGTGGACGACGACGTTACAGTCTTAGCAACAGATTTGAAACGCGTCGTGGTCGTCGTTGTTACTACGGCTATCGCTTTAGTGACTGACTTCAATACGACAACCGAAGAAGTAGACACTACAGCTATCGGTTTGGTAATTGATTTGATCAATGCCACAGATGATGTTGCACTGACAGTAACGGTCTTCAGGAAAACCTTGACGGCATTGACTAGAGTGGTCGATGTCGATGATGCAGCGATCCGCTTGCCGACGGACTTCAATAGAGCCGTAGTAGAAGTCGAGCTAGCGGATACAGCTTTGGCGACGCTCTTAACGACAACCACAGATGCTGTGGAACTAACCGTTATCGTCTTGAGGAATACCTTGACTGCGTTGATCAACGTGGTAGACGTTGACGACAACCCTATGATCTTATTAATAGTCTTAGTGATAAGTACTGTATCTGCCGCGGTTACGGCTACTGGTTTATTGACAACCTTGGTGACTAGCGTCGTATCTGTTCCAGTTACAGCGATAGACTTGTTGACTTGCTTGAAACGGGTTGTGGTCGACGTGGCTGTGTCATTGACGAATTTACTAATGGCCTTCAATAACGACGTGGAACTCGTCGCTGTAACCGTCACTGTCTGGGGAGTAGTCGATCCGCCACCGGATGAAGCTTTGATCTCTACGGCGGCGCAACAGATTGAGTACTGTGAACCGAATGAACTCCACGCGATCTGCGACAGAGCGCCTGATTTGTATTCGACGCCACTCTCGGCGAAGCCATTGACGATGACATCATGAACGCTGGTCCATGTGGCTCCAATGCCCACGCCATTGCCGGAACCATCGTCCGCCATCCCAATGCCGATGACATAGCTATTCGAGGCGCTGGTACCAGTCAGGTTGATGTTCTGCGCCACTTGTGGCGTTGTGTTCGTCTCATTGAGGTACGACGCCGTGACGCCCGTGGGAGAGCCTGTGTCGTACCCGGTGAACTCGACGACAGCGAGCGAGATGTTGTCACCTGATCCACCGGACGTTACCGTAGCCGTCACCGTCATAGGCACGCCGGTCGTAACCGGTGAGGTCATGATGCGGCAACGCATCTCGAAATTGATTGGCGCGCCGTCAGGCGATACGGCCCGCTCGGTCCATGTTCCACCAGTGCTGTCGGTGATGGTGATGACAGCTACGCCAGCCCCCCCAAACGCGCTGTTCTGAGCGCCAGCTAGGGCGACGAGCAACGAGTTATTGGAGGGAGTGAACGATGCCGTCGTACACGACGTGTCAGTGTCGGTCGCAGTGCCTCGGACTGTGGGGGTAAGTACTCCGCCAGCCACCGCCTTACTAAGAGTCGCCAGTTCTGATTGAACTGGAAACTGTCTAGGAGGATCAGGGCGGAATACGCTGGTCATGCTATCAACCCATTTCGCGTATCCAGATAGTACCAGACATCGTGATACTATCTGTTGGAGTTGTGGCCAACTCGATAGTCATACGCTCGCCACCTACTACAATAGGCACACTATCTGGAGTATATATCATTTGGAATGGAACACGCACATTCCAG